AGACGAAGAGCACACACGCGAGCAAATGCTGCGAGTGAACCGGACCAGACCCATTCGGTCATCATTGATTGCGGGAGGACCATACGGGCTTGCTCAGGGCAAACACCTGAGTTCAGCATGAGGTGGTAAACCATCTCAGCTTCATTAATCAGATCAGCAAGAACATTGTTCCAATGACCTGCATCTTCTTCGCTTGACCCCTGCTTGACGTTCTCTGCGCGTTTACGCCATGTCTCTGGATAATAGAACTCAGGTTCATCATCGACATACCGCCGTGACACCTCGTTCCACACGAGGCCCACCTGATGCTTACCAAGTTGCCTTGCCACAAAGATCGGTGCGCTGATGCGGAAGGTTGCAAAGCAGTGACCAAAGGGTGTCCAATGGTTATGCCGTGCAAGATACTTGATGAGCTTCTCGTTCTGCGTTGGTGTGTAGTTATGGGCCTGTTTGAAGAACGACACACGGGCTGCATCAGCCACGGAGTCATCGTCACCCATATGGTCGATAAGTGTTACTTCCATGTATTACTCTCCAAAAAAGTCGTACATTTCACGCGCTATCATCGCTACAACAGCGATAGACATTATCCACGCTGCCAAAAAAAGTGGACCCATAAAAAGAATGAAGAGTAATTCTGTCATACGTTTTCCATCCAGCACGAGAAGGCAGACATCAAAGCTGGCATCGTCATTGCGCCAGATGCGAGCGTCAGAGAGATCAATATAAGTTTGTTCACCAATGTCTCCATGCGTTAGCAATGATAGCAAAACAGGTAATCACCTGTAGCAGTCGATACCAGAACATCAGAGCTTGATGGTCTTACGGCTTTTGATCCAGCCCTTAGGGATAGCCATGCGGCCATTGGTGTCATCATCGAGAGGACTGAACGTACCAGCAAGCACGATGCCATCCTTGTCTTCATGTACCAGCTTACCAACACTGATCACGTGAGCGGGGCGAACGCCTCCGCACATTGGTTCCCAACCAACATGAGCCACAGCGTCGAACCATTCGACCGACTCAATGGTTTGGCTAATGGGTTTCTGCCCAGTTTTTGCCAATCTTGTATTCTCCTGTGAGAGGGATTCTGATTTCGAAGTAGCGGCCAGCTTCGGCGATACACTCGATACATTCTTTGCCAAACTCTTCGGCGATTTCTGGATCACACTCGAATTGACATTCATCGTGGACCCAAGCGACTTGGTGTACTTTGTCATTCCATCCCTTTAGTGCAAGTAATTTATCAACTTCAACCATCCACTGTTTACATACCAACGCTCCCGCTGATTGGAGCAACGTATTAAGTGAAGCGTGTTGGTGGCGGATGTGAAGGCGACGACCATCAATACCAATAAGATATCCACGGTCAGCAGCTCGTTGTACGTCTTTGATCAGCTTTGCTAGTGCAGGTGTCTTTTCAAGGAACCGCTTCTTGAGCAGCGTTCCGTGTGCAGCACCCTTACCAACCACTGATCCAATCTTCTGAGAACCAGCACCATACAAGAATGCATAGATGAAGGTCTTTGCTTGGTTGCGTGTCTCTAGACCTGCTGCCAATTGGTTAGCGGTGTGAACATCCCCGTCCACAACCTCTTTGCCATATCGTCCCCCATCGTATTGCGCCATGTAGTGTGCAAGCATCCTAAGCTCCAAGCCTGAGACATCAACACCGACGAGGCGGAGATGATCAGGGGCGCGAAACAATGTGCGACATTCTTTTCCATATGGTGCTCCTACTGCTGGGACTTGTGCGATGTTTGGATTGCGATGCGTTGCTCGCCCAGTGACAGCACCGTTGGTGATGATCTCACCGTGTATGCGTCCGTTGCAAACAAGCTTCAGCCAACCGTTGTTTCCTTCGATCAGCATACCCAAACGCTTTTGCACAAGCAGATACTCAGTGAGCAACTTGGCTTCAGGCCAAGGGAGTTTGCTCAACACCGTTTCATCAACCTTCGGTCGGCCATCAGGCGTAAAATCTGCTGGCTCCCAGTTATGGAAAGCCTTCAGTCTGTTTGCGATATGATGACGAGAGCCGGGATTGAAGACAGTGGTCTTGTACTTATCAATCGGCACGCCTTTGACGTAGCCCATCTTCTTATTGTTGACCTTGGGGACGAACGTCTCAACGAACTCTTCCCAAGGTTTGAATGTGTCCTGTAGTTTCGCTTCAAGCTCCCCACGCCTAATCTGTAGGAGTGCCGTAAGCCCTTCGGCTGCTTTCACGTTGAAGAGAAAGCCGTGCCTTTCCTGCTGCGCTACAATGTGAGCCACATTGTGCTCTAGTACACTAGCGCGTTCGGATAGAGCTTCATGCTTGATAAGCTTTTCATACAGCCTTTCGGTGACAACCACATCCTGCACGTTGTAGTCCAACATTTCATCAGAGAACTCTTCAAAGCCTCCAGTATAGTCGGTTTTCAAAATGCCAAGACGATAACCCCATGCCTTTAGAGAGTGCGAGCCATACAGCTTGCCCTCCATCTGGACCCTCGCCTGATGATCCCTGTCACTGAGATCAGAATAGATCAGACGAGAAAGGATTAGCGTATCGACAACCCGATCACGTTCGATGGTGAACCACGGGTGCAACTTTGCGATGAGGGCGAGATCATATCCGATCACGTTGTGACCGATGATCATATCAGCCGTCATCAATAGCTTGAGACCTTGTTCAACCTTAGAAGGTTCGAACTTATGGATGGTCCCTGTGTCTATATCCTTTGCAACGAGGCAATGAATGCGGCTCGCATCGTTCAACAAGCCATTAGCTTCAAGGTCAAATACGAGCCTCATCAATTATCCTTTGCGTTGGTGGAACGAACAGATACTGTCTTTGTGCACAACAGGTAGGCTACTGTGTGTAAGCCATACTGGTAGCTTGATGTCACATGCCATGTGCCAGTCGCTCAGTTCACGACCAGAGTGCACGCAATTGCCACACTTATTCATCACTTCCTCTGAAGGAGCAGATGATAAGGTAGGCGATGATGGTTCCAATGATGGCTCCTGCGAGGGCTGCGGCCATGTCTTTTTAGGCCTTGGCATTTCGAGAACCCTTCACGGTGGTTTCCTCAAGGTAGTAGCGGGAATAGTTCTGACCCGTAGTAGGGTGAACCTTTCCAACCTTCATAATCTTATGACCATCGTCCTTGATTTCCGTCAGGCGTCGATGAAAAGACTGCACACCGTAATCGATGTAAGCCTCACGCTGCGTGATCGAACCGTTCTTACGCATGTGTTCCAAAATCTTCTGGTTCTGGGTCATTCCGTTTTTCACTTTCCAACCGTTGTTTTCTACTTTGAGGCACATAGTGAGAAGCTTCTTGTGATACGGGCCCCAACCTTCGTCTTCCCATGCTCGCACGCACGCTTTATCGGCCATATGAAACAAGAGGTCTTCTGACATCGTATGTCCTTATGTTAGCGAATTGATCGAATACGAAACGATACATCTGATTGCGGATGATCATCCATAAACATTCGTGCGTAGTATGCTCGATAGTTGTTGTTGACCTTGTAGCAGTCACCCTGCGTTACAACCATCGTCTCCCAACGCATTCTTTCAAAGATGAAGTTTGCTGAAAGGATTTTGTATCCTACGTTGATTGCTTCAAAAGCAAACCGCTTGAACATAGCGTACACTTGCGGATTTGTTTCGTGGTACTTCTCGAAGTTAGATTTGATCGACATCAAAACGCGCCTTCAAATGGTGGTTGATCAATAAGCCTTCCTGTACCCTTGTCGTAAAACAAGGAGCCAGCTTCACCAGTCTCACCGGAGAAGCGGTTCTTCAAAACTCTGAAGACCGTCTCGTTGGGGTTTTCACCTTGCTGGTTTCGTTCAAGCCCAATCACGATGTCGCTTAACTGGGCGATACTGTGTGAGCCACGAAGCTGAGATAGACTTGTGGTTCCGCCTTCCTCATGTCCCTTACCTTCGGGGCGTTTGAGGTGGCTGACAACAATCAGTCCGATGCCAGTCTCCTGCACAAGCGTGCGGAGCAGGGTCATTGTTCGGTCGATGAGTTTTCTTTCATCGCCGCTCTCGTCCATCGCAGACACAACAATGCTGAGATGATCGAGGAAGATGTACTTGCAGTCGAAACTCTTAGCCAGAGTGCGAACGCGAGATAGTAGGTGATCAACTTGTGTTGAACCGAAGTGGTCATACAAGTAAACCCTTCCAGTGCCCAACGTCTTGTCGAACGCCAGTTTGAGTTCTTCTTCATCCACGCCTTCCATTGTGATGTGAAGACGCTTATTCAAATCAAGACCCATCAGACCAAGGGCAGTAGTCTTCACGCTCTCTTCAAGCATGATCATGCCAACGGTCTCACCTTGCTGAAGCAGGTGGTAGGCGATCTCACGAACGACTGCCGACTTACCGATGCCTGAGCCAGCTGTCAGTGTGACAAGCTCGCTAGTACGGATGCCATGCGTCTTCTCGTTGAGAAACTCCCACGGATAAGGGATCGACTTAGAAGCGTCCTTTTCAGTGATCGTGTCCCACAAGTCTTCGCCATTGAGAATGCCGTCAGGTCTGTAGACACTTGCGTTCCACATTGCACGGATGACTTCATCACCCTTGCCCTTCTGTAGACACTCGTTAGCATCTTTCAAAGGAAGCTGTGCAATCTTTGCTTTTCCGGGGGCAAACAGTTCAGCGCATTCCTTTGCTGCCTTCTGTCCCACTTCGTCCATGTCAAACATGAAGATCACGTTGTCATAGGCGTTGAGCCATTCAAGGCTCTTCTTCACAGACTTGGCTGCGCCCTGTGCACCGTTTGGAACGGAGACGACAGGCCACTTGTTGCTCTGCAATTGGCTTACTGTGATTGCGTCAATCTCGCCTTCAGTTACAACAATCATCTTGCCGCCAGTAGGCCAAAGCCACTGACCATAGAGACCCGCTTGTGACGGGTCGCCTATCCAAGTGAATGTCTTGTCAGCGAAGCGAACTTTAGCTGCAACAGGCTTACGCTCATCATTGAGGTAGTAAGCAATCTGCGCTGGCTTATCGTTCAACTCGCCAAAGCGATAAGACCAAACCCGACACGTGTCTTCTCTGATACCACGTGCCGGAAGGTCTGTGATTTCTCCAGTGAACGAGAGTACGCCTTCTTGCTTCTGACTTTTCTTGAGTGAAAGATTTTGCAATGTAGTACCTTCGCTATCGGATTCCGCTTTTTCATAATATCCACACCCAAAACAGTGAGCATGTCCATCGTCGTATCGGGCAAGGTTGTCACGGGAGCCGCACGATGGACAGGGTTCTTTCCTGAGAAAGTTCGACTCCCGCATTGATCACTCAGCCTCTTCGGATGAGCTAATGTTGCCGCTGTTCTTCTGTGCGACGATGGTGTCCACATATGTGAACGTCATGCCGTGCAGGAAGTAGACAAAGGCCTCAAGGAGGTTGGGAAGGTACTCAGTCTTGTCACCATCAATGCGACGAGTGATGTCTGCAAAGCGGTTGCCTTCCTCGTCGTAGCCAACGTAGCGAAGTTCAACATATGACTTTGAGTTGTAGCTGAAGTCCATAATGCTATTCCTTGATCCAAGAATTGGGGATCATCTCGTCAGCAAATTGAAAACCATGCTTCTCACACCACATGGCGTAAGTAGTTTTCGATTTCTTAGAGATGCGTTCTTTGCTTCGTGAGAAAACAAAACGAATGTCGAAGTCGGGGAACTGTTGCTTGACCAGTAGATGCTTCTGTCGGTCAGCTGTCAGAAATCTTCCCTTCACTTCGATAATGATACCGTTTCCTAAAACGAAGTCCGGTGTGTAACGAGCGATCTTTGCAGGTTTGAGATACTCAATGACCTGATCCTCGTATGTATACGCCACACCAGCAGCGTCCAAAGCCTGAGCGATCTTCGCTTCAAGCCCTGATCGGTATCCGTTAGAAGTTCGGACGCCCGATGTTGGCTTCTTCCTGATCGTCAAACTCTGTGCTCTTATTTTCTTCTTCGTTGTCTGCAATGAAAGCGTCATCGTCCTCAATAGGATCGAAGCCTTCCATGCGTTCCTGAAGCTTTACGACCTGAATGGCCTTGAGGTTCAAACGTGCAGCCATCTTAGACACCTTGATCCAACCTGCGAGCACAGCCATCGAACCAGTCGTAAGACCGATAGGCTTGATCATGCTGCCACGGGAGTCGAAGTAGGCGATCTTGTTAGGTGCGCCCTGAGTATCCTTGCCATAACGCTTGAGTGTGAACTCAATGTTTCCGGTAGGCTCATTGGTGTCCTTGTCCATCTCTTCCTTGAACGGCAGGTTCTTTGGCTTGATGCCGCTGTCCTTGATCGTTTCCTGAATGAGTTGGATGAGGGGCTGTGCATCCTTCTTGGATACCACCAGCTTGGTTTCAAACTGGCCTTCAGCATCTGGTACGTTCTTGCTGAGAGTGTCTGACCAGCTGTATGGCTGGTCGAGGCGGGGCCACTTAATCATGCCCTTGGGCGTCTTGAAATTGACCGTCTGTGCCTTGCTCATAGTTTATCCCACAGTTCCTGTAAGTAGTCTTCGAGTTGCGTCCCCGTCAAAGTTTTGACCTTTCGGTCGAACTCACGAAGGGATTCGGATTTGATTAGACCATCCTGAATAGCGTCCCTGACGATCCGTTTAATCTGCGGCATCAGGTCCATTTCTGGGCGGTGAGTTGTGCTTTTCATTCTGTTTCCTCACCAAAAAGCTTTTGGTGTTATAGTACGGGGTTGTGGTCCCAGAAGTGTAACGTTTCCAGTTACGTGAGGATTAGGAGAAGAAGAACTCCGAATGCATCACATCTTCCAGCACCAGCGTGCCCTTTGTTGGCATTGGGTCGAGTTCCAGAGCTTCCGGCAAACGGTCGGCAAACTGTTGGAACACATCCTGAGAGTACATATCGATGAAGGCTGGCTTCACACAACGGGACAGGAAGGTGGACATCTTGGAGGCGTGAACCCCGAAGCTGTCGTGAACCATCCCGTAATGCTGAATGCCCTCACCCAGACCACGCATGGTGGACATACGGAGGAGGGCTGCGTCCATCGAATGCACGAAGTTAGGAGCCACGGCCAAGGCCATGTCCTTACCTGAGAGCTTGTCCAAGTCCTTGTTCAGCGACATGCTCAAACGCACGTTGCCGTCGAGGTAGGTTTCCACCTGATGCTTCTTATGGTCGGCACGGTAATGCACGACCTCAAAACCATCGGGAGTAACCCAAGACATGCGCTTCTCATACGCACCACCAGTGAGGTTCTTATTGGCCCACACGGTGTAGGCACGGGCTGCATTGCTGATCCAGCGCATAGCCTCTTTGCCCTTCACCACGACCAGATCAATGGCGGTCCAGATCATCTTGGAAAGCATGACGATGCGACGATTGTGTTCTTCGCTGTTCATCAT